ATCCGAAGTGCTGCATATATATTTTCGTATGCTTCTTCATATCTCCATCTGTTTCGCTGGGTTTCGCAGTTGCTTGATCAGGTCGACTCCTGTTATCTCGAAGCCAGTGTTCCCTGGCTTGCTGCGGAGCACTACAGGTTCCTCCATTGGTGTTGGCCGGCCTCCGGTCTCCATCTCTTTTACCTTTCGGATGTGCAGGTGGCTGTACATCCAGTCGTCAGGGTGCTGGCTGTATCTGTGGATCACCATAAAATCTGAAGCACGGTTCACCCATTTACCGCCTCCTTCCGAGTCAGCGGCCATTGGTGGCGCTGGATGTCCTTCGTAGTTAGATCCTTTCTTATTGGTCCTGCGCAGCGCCTCTGTGACGGCGTGCGTATTCAGCCATATGCTCACGTTGTTCTTGGAGCAGAACATCCGCATCTCACTTGCGGCCATATAGTCGTAGTCGTGACTCGTTAGTCCGGTGAGTGCTGTCTTGTCTTTCGCTAGGCTGTTGTAGGGATCGATGAGGAATCCATCGTATTCCCATTCGTCGTAGACCTCCTGGGCATTCTTCAGCAGAGACTTGTAGGTCTGCAGCTCGCTGATGTCCATTATCATAAAGTACTGCTGTAGGAAGAGTAGGCTTGTTTCGAATTGAGCCATCGTCATACGCTCCAGTACCTCTCCGTTGTAGTACTCGATGAGCTTCTTCATTATCGAGTAGGGCTCATTCTCGCTTGAGTAGATGAGCCATTTCAGATCATTCTTTAGGCTTTGGACAAGCATCAGGTATATCGTCAGGCTTGTCTTTCCTACATTGGCGTGGCCAAGTATGATGTTGAAGTTTCGTGGCTTAAATCTGAAGTACTGGTCTATCGCCTTGTGTCCGAAGGTGTAGCCTTCTTTGATTCTTCCTTCTTTTACCGAGAGAAGGTCCTCGTGTAGTTTTCCGTAGTCAATCGTATTCTTCGTCAGTCCCATTGTCGTAGTTAATTCTGTCTAGCAGCATATTGTGCTGCTCTTGTAGCTCTATGAAGTGTAGCTGCAATATCACATAACTTTGGGCAAGATCCTTGTATGCTTGATCTTTTCTCCATAGTTGTTCGGATATTAGTCGCTCTAGTTCTTCTTCATACATAGTCATAGCATTCTTCGCAGGTTAGCTCCGAGGAGTTCACTACCGTGCCGCAGACGGCACAGTAGCTTAATTCCTCTTTGTCTAATAGCATCTCTCTAGAAGGGTAGATCATCGTCTTCTTCTATTTGTGGAGTTGCTGGCTGTGGTGGAGCTTGTTCTCTGTATTGTGCAGGTGCCGGTGTAGGTGCCGGGGTAGGTGCCGGTACTTCTTGCTTTGGCTTGATGTTGATCCAATCGTTGAAGATATCAGCCACTTGGAGTACCTGGTTTGCTTTTAGATTCATTCCTGTTGAGAACTCTACGGCGGCCTTTAGGGCCACCTGTCGTACAATCAGTTTATCCTTGTCGCTGTTTCCTTTTGGAGAGTAGCTGCTCTTGTATCCTCCTCCACTTGGAGCACCTCCTTGGTAGTTAGGATTCTGTCTTTTCATTCTACTCTTCTCTGCATCGTAAGTGTAGGTGAGTTCCTCTCCGACCTTCGGTTCCCAGCTCTTGGTGAAGATATCACCTGATTGGCCGTTGTCCATTGTCAGTTTGTAGATTTGTAATCCGTTCCATTCTTTTTGGAACATTACGTCTTTGATCGTCGCTGTTGTCATTGTTAGTAGTTTTCTTGTTTGACATTCTTAATGTATTCGTCTACCAGGGACTGGGCTGTCGTAGTGTCGATGCCTTTCATTGAGTAGTCTCTGTAGATAAAGTTTCGGGTAAGGTGCAGCTCCATTCGGAGTGCTTCGATCTCTGCTCTGTAGATCTCGTTGAGTTGTTGTTCCATTGTCCTTTGTTTTATGGTTAGTGCTAACGTAACACATTAATTTTGAACACACAAGAAAGGCCCGGGAATTAAACCGGGCCTCTCCTTACCTACAAAACAAAGGGACTAACGTAGGGATATTGTAATTACTGCAGTGTCTTTTGTAATCTCCTGATCAGCCAGGAGTTTAATTTCTCGAACGTGTTTAGGACTGTCGTCAGGAATGAATCCAAGATCCACAAGACTGTCGCAAACGAACTTTGCAACCATAATAGAATTATCAACGTCGTAGCGATAGTTGCACCGTATATGTACTTTGGCAGCTGTGTAGCTATCAACGTCATAGCGTAGAAGCTCTCTATCGATCTCTGCTTTCCACTTGTCTTTTTCCTTCTTTCTGAAGGTCCAGTGCTTGCTGGAGTAGAAGGCGTTGAGCGACGGTACTTTCCCAATAGCGATCTCAATCTCATTGGTCCATTGCATCTAAAAGTCGTTGTGATTTGTCGGGATCGTATTTTCCTATCTGCTTGTAGATGCATCTGCTGATCTCCTTGAGCGCTTGCTTGCGCTCCTGGTCAGATGTGCTGTCATTCCAGTGAGCCTGGATAGATGTATCTATTGCTAGTAGTGTATCTACGATGTTCATTGTCCCTTCTAATTAACGCTAGGGCTTAAAAGCCCTAGCTATATTAACTAATATTAGTAATATAACTAATATAATAATTAACTTAACTAGACCAAAGGTACTTTTTTTTTCTTTGTACACAATCTTTGGGACAGATATTTCTTTTACCAGCCGGATTGTGTCCGGCAGGCATTGAGCATCTATCTGTATCGTGTCGTGAATGCGTCTTATCTCGATTCTAACGCCGTTTCTCTCTATCCTGGTGGTATCTATCCTTTTTAGTACGATCGTGTCTCTAACGGTCTTTTCTTCCGTTATTAGCACTGTGTCTATTTTTATGCTTCTCTCCTGTACAATGGTGGGATCCTTTGCAATCGCACGCTTTAGGTGCCACTGGGCACCACAGCTTTGCAGCAGTAGGGCAATGCTTATGAGCCACAGGCCTCGCATTCGGGATCGTCTATTGAGCATTGCTCGGGTTGTTCTTGTTGTTCTAGTTCGTTGATGAAGTCTTCAAGGCTTCCTTCAAAATCTTTACTCATTGTTTTTGTTTTTCTGCATTAGGTACCAACGTTGAGCTGTGTATCCGATTGATAAAATCAGCAGCGCTATCTTAAGCGCCGCTTCTATCTGTGCAAAGCTAATGGCTAGCGTACTTGCGTTGAGTAAATATACCTTGATATCTGTTGATGTCATTTTTTTGCAAATTTTTCTAGTCCAGCGATGCCGAAGCTGCCTAGCGTTACAAATACAAAGCTGTTGTATGTGAATTCGTTTATTGGCAGGTGCTTTCCTGCTGCACCAGTAGCGACGTCGGCAATCATTACCAGGACCATAACTGCGAAGGATAGGAAGCCGATGATCGTCTTCTCATTCCATTCGTTATCGTTTTTGAATATCTCAATAAATCTCATAGCTCACTTTGCCGTTTACTCGCTTTGCCTTTAGTACTTGTCTTCTGTTTTCTTCTTTCGTGTAGCTTACGTGTACCCAGTCCGGATCCTGGTCGTCTCCAAACTCCCATATCAGCTGATCAAAGTCTAGGTGCTCTTTTATATAGTTGAAGAGCTGGCTGTTGCTCACCTCGTTGTTCACGTCTAGGTCCAGGGCCTCACCTTTGCAGTGCTGTGATCGTGACGATCCTCCGATCGCTCTGTTGAGCTCCTCGGATCTGTAGCCACTTGTTACCTGGATAGGGACACCGAAGTGGTCCCTGGCCGGCTGGAATACATTCTCGGCTATGCGCTTGAGGTTCTCCAGGTGGTCTATGCTAGGCTCATTGGAGATTCCCTTACGCAAGGCCGTTGCACTCCTTGTCGCTTCCTTTAGTGTGAGGTTATTGCTTAATCTCATCAGTCTGTTAGATATATCGATCCTACGCCCTGGGCCCATAGCGAACCGTCACAGCACTTTCTGCTGTAGGTATTGGTCTCCTTGCAGAGGCAGCCTCGACGGCTGTCTCTCGGAGATGTTCTGCTTGGGATCTTCTCTTCTTTCATTACACTAACTCTTCAGGAGCAGGAGGATTACAATACTCCGCATCGGGGTTCGCCTCACAATACGCTTTAGCATATTCCGCAGCGTGTTTGCTTCCGAATGTATGGATACCGATTGGTGTTACCCAAGTCGGCACAAAGTCCTCGTGTGGTTCGTTACGCCATAGGATGTCTACGCAGTAGTCCGTAGAAAGTACGGCTTCGGTTACGACCTCGCCATCCTCATCAAGTACCGCAGGGGTTTCAACAAGGGTGCCAAGTTCTACGACCATTACCACGCTTTGGTTGTACGATTCGTTTCCCTCTTCATCGGTTTGTACGATTAGGGCTTTTTGTGTTTCCCACGCTTCAGCGTTGGGGTAGGTGTATTTTCTGAATTTCATAGCTTAAAGAGTTGTTATTGCGATTGCTTCTGCATCGGTTAATTGTGTAGGGAAAGTCAACACTTGTTTCAAAGATGCGTTAATAACACGACTTGAATTTGGTAAATCAAACAAGTTAAACACTTGTGGTGTACTTATTGAGGCACTACCAAAAAGGCTTCCATCTTTAAACATTTTAACACTTGAAGCATTCCAAACAAAGCAAATTTTAGTTGCATTTGTTCCAGTAATCACACCACCTAAATTTGTTGAAGAACCATTAACACGAACAACCCCTTGAATTGTTCCCGAAGTAGCATCACGCAAACCGATTGAGTCATTTGTGCCAGTAGAAGCAAAACGCAATCCCAAAGAGGCAACACCCGAATTAATGCTATTACCTTCAAAACCTTCTTTTAAATCAAAGAATAATGAGCCGCTTGTAGTAGTTAATCCAGTGTAAGAAACACTACCTAAATCTTCATCCCGACTCGCACTCGTTCCGTAGGTGGGTATGTAGCTTGTGGGATAGCTTCCCGCTTCCCATTGCGCTCCATAGAACTCTATTCCATCTGTGCCGTTCCCCGCAAAACTATTGCTCGTTCCGTTGTGTAGTCGAATGATGACAAGCCCCGTTGCCGTTGCTGAAGCCTCTTGCGTGAGTCCAATACGATACCATCCATCACCAAAATCTTCGACCATTTCTGTGGTGTCGGCAGCTACAACTTCCCACGCCCCCGTTGATGCGTTAAAGCGTGAAGCGCCCCCATTAAACACACCTCCAGAGGTTGAGTGCAAGAACTCAATCTTGCTATACTCCGCAGCCTTCACAAAGTAAGAAACGGAGTAATCTAAGTTAATGGTACACGACTGCGAATCCAACATAAAGTGAGTGTTGTTGTCCGTTGAAGCGATTAGCTTAGAAGCGTTTTGTAACCCTTCGGGCGAAATAGCTACATTGGTCGGTGCAGTCATTCGGGTTAAGCCCCAAGCCGATACATTGAATAGTTCTGAATAGGGGTAGTTATTCGTCCTACTCGGCTCCAATAAAAGAGACGGGCAAGAA